GAAGCACGGCTTTGTCTTGCCCTGCAGTGATCTTGGCAGGGGTCAGTGCGCCGCTGTCGGTCAGCACCTCATCAACGCCGGTCAGGTCTTTCCAGAACGGCATATTGATCAGGGTGCCGCCTGAGCTGGCGAGGCGGTTCAGTTCGGCGTCGTTGGAGACGATGCCGCCCATGTAGAACTTGGCGAGCTCGGTGGTTCGCTCCAGAACGTAGGGGTTGAATACTTCGGGGACGATAACGTCAGAAATCTTGGTGCTCATGTGTTACTCCGTTAGCGGGATGCCGCTTGTTTAAGCTGCGCCGCCATCTGCGGATTCTCCCGCGTGATGCGCGCTTGCTCGGTTAGGTTGAAGCTTTCACCCTTGGCAAACGGGTTGGTGTTAGCGGCCCCGCCGCCCATGTTGTTGTTAGGAGCCCCGCCCCCGGTTACCCCGCTGGCATCAACCAGGAAGGGGTATTTGCTCTTCAGATGGGCCAGCACCTTGTCGTGCTCGACCTCTACGCCGCCGATCTCGAAGCGGACCCCGGCGTCTGTGTGCTTGGCCAGTTGCGCGACCTTCTCCGCTAGCAATTCGCTGCGGTCGCGGTCTTTCGATAGCTGGCCTGCCAGGCGCTGCGCTTCGAGGTTGATCTCTTGGCGCTGAACCTTGGTCTGGAATTCGGCGAACTTGTCGGCCAGCTCCTTCTTGGCTTGCTGCTCGCGTTCGTACAGGGTTTTGAACTCCCCTTTTTCGCGCTGGCGTTCCTCTTCGGCGGCTGTCTGAGCCTCTTCGAGTTCGCGGGCGCGCTGCTTGGCGGTTTTGGTTTCGCCTAGCAATTCATCGAGCTTTGCTTTCAGGCCGCCCGTCTCTTTCTCGACTGCCGCCTTCATTTCGTCGGCGGTGAATGCCTCGACTTCTGTACCGTCTTGCAGGATCAACTTAGCCATGTGCCCTCCGGGCGTATGGGTGCCAGTCACAGACCAGCAGGCAATAAAAAACCCGGCGCAGTGGCCGGGTTTCGGTGAAGTGGTTTCGTTATGCAGCTAGCGGGCATCGCTCGCGCAGAACTGATTCGACAATCGCCTTGAGCGTGGCGAGCGAGTAGCTGCCATTGTGCGTGGTCGCGCAGTCATTGGCTCGACTCACTACGTCCAGCACCGTGCGATCAATATCTAGCCCCGCTATGTCGTATCGCTGAGACACCTCAGCAATCGCCAGAACGGCAACCTCCGACGCCTGCGGGGCTTTCCCCACGAACAGGTCGAAGAATTCAGGGTAAGTAGTGTCCGGCGCCTCTTGATGGCACTTCTTGCAGAGCAAGAACAGGTTGTCCATCTCACAGCTTCCGCCCTGAGATTTCGGCGTGATGTGGGCCAGCTCTGTCTTTGCAAGGCAGCCGCACGACCAGCAGATATCGGACTTGCTGTTAGTGTCGAAAATGTTGTCCGCCACATTCCAAGAGAACCTGCGGAAAAGGTATTCATACCCTTTGCCGGCCCAATGGTCGCGCAGCGCTGTGCGGTTAACGTGAAGCCGTCTAACTTCTGAAGACATATCGAACACCTCTATTCGATGACCTCTGATTGGGTGCGGCAGGCGATGAGGTAATCGCTTTTCGGGTGCCCCCTAGCCGCTCCGTCATTCTACATCACAACGCGCTCGCCTTTCATGGCGCACAGGAAGCACAGCCGCTGCTTCGTCACGCCCTTACCAATGCCGATCTTGGTTTCGATGTACTCACGCCCACCGCAACGGTGACACTGCGGCATAGCGCGGGGCTTTGGAGCCTTGCGCACACGCTCGCGCACCTGCTCGGCAGGCGTGTCGGGTGGCTTGGAGCCTTCGATAACGGTGAATCGGCGTTCGGTCATGCGGCCAGTTTAGCGAACGCAGCGGCATCGCGCTCGCGCAATTCCTCAAGGGTCAGGTAACGACCGTTCGGGGCGTACAGGTCCGGCAGTTTCAAGCCACCCTCACGGATCAGCCTGCCACGTTCGACGCCTAAAACCTGATCCTGCCGCGCTGCTGATTGGCGCTGCAGCCAGGACGCGAAGGTTGTCTCAGCCGGCACCTGTCCATCCATGCTGGCACGCTCGCTCGGGCTCATCTCGTCAATGGGAATCCCAAGCTCGCGCCATGATTTCGTCACCGGCGTGGAGGTCGAGCGGCAGTTCCAGTGGATGCGTCCAGGCCCGGCCAACCATTGAACCTTGTGCCCGATCGGCTTGTGGGTCTGCGCCTCGTACTTGAGGCCGTCACGAATTCGGCATGGCTCGCTGGTCTTGGTGTCGAGCGTGCTGCGCCAGACCTCCGCCTTGATCAGGTCGCTGTTCGCCTCGTTGAACTGCTCGCGCGCCACTTGCGCCGTGTGGCTGATCGCCGTCTGTACGACCGCCATCAGATCGCGCCGTGGCCGCTGTAGCAGGCCGTCAGCAAAGCCCGCTGCCTTGGTGCCGCGAATGCCCCGCACGATCTCCGAGGCGGTCTTGCCCTCGACATAGCCGATGCGGATAGCATTCCGAATCTTCGTCATGCGCTCGGCTTCGATGTGGCTCGCCCACTCCTTCAGCAGCCGCCCTTGGAATGGCCTCGACATCGCCGCCGCGTAGACCTGAGCCGGCGCTACCGAGGCAATCGAATAGCGCACCAGTACCGGCGCGGGGATCACTTCACGGTAGAGACTGACCTGATAGCCAGACTCATACGCCGCGAAGGCCTGCAACTCACCGCCCAGCGCCTCAGAAACGCTCGCATAGGCCGCTGCGTTCAATTCCCGCACCGACCCCAGCAGGCGCTCCAATCGTTCGACTGTGAACGAATCAGCAGGCATCCGCTCAAGGGCTGCGGCCAGTTCGGCAGCAAGGTCCGCGTCCGTCTTGTTCAGCAGCGAGATCATCCGGCGAATGACGCCTTCGGAATATTGCTGAAGGTCGACGGCATGGGCTGTCAGTTCATCAAAAAGCAGCTCATTGACGGTTGCCATCAGATCACCCCAAGCGCCGGCCCCTGGCTAGCGAGACGGCCCTGTTCTTCCTGCCAGTTGTATTCGTCGCTGATCACGCTGCGGCGCTGCATCTCGGCAAACAGGGTTTCATCGGACAATTTGCCGGCGCTTGCCATGTTGAGCAGCAGAGGCAGCGTTGTTTCGGGTGCAAAATCTTGCTCGAAATTCCCGCGCATCTCGACGGCGCCACCATCCGGCAAGCCGCGATAGTCCGCGAATGTCTGCAGCATCTGCGCGATACAGTCAGCGAATTGCGAGGCCATACGGGCAAGCGGGGACAATTCTTGCGCCGCCTCCTCGTTCGCCTGAGATGCGGTCTTGGTCTGCTGCTTGTCTTTCTGCAGCAGCTTGGCGCCTGCCATGCGCATCTCTTCGATCAGGTCTTGTAGCGACTCACGGCCAGCAGTGATGGCGGCCCCGGTGTGCTCGACGTACTTCGCATCGCCGTCTTTCGGCATACGGGTTGCGCTGCCGGCACTGATGACCAGCTTGAATTGCTCGTCATCGGTGAACATGAACAGCAGCGGGACGCGGGCAACGTGTAGCAGGTTGTCCTGATCGCTCTGCGACTGCCAGTGCTTGACGTTCAGGTAGGCCAGCTCGAGCAATGGCGGGCGAGCCGTCATCATGCCTGTGCGGCCGGTGTAGAAGGTCACCCACGGGATATAGGACAGGCTAGTGCTGCCTTCCTCGTGCATGGTCCAGCTGCCGCCTTCCTGCTTGCGGTAGGTGCGCCACAGGCCAGGCTCTAGGACTCGGACCTGCTCAACCACTTTGACGCCGAAGTCACCATCAGGCACCTCGACCGATTCGGTAAAGCGAACCTGCAGCAGCCTACCGCCATCGGCACGCCAGCCCAGCACGCGCTCCGGGTGAATCAGTACGGCATACGGGCGAACCCCTGCCGCTTCCTCGTCCGCTGCGGTCTTAAGCTCACCGGCTTGCGGGTAGTCGATCAGCGCGTGACACAGGCCATAGCTCAGTGCCGTGCGGAAATACTCGACAGCCCACGCATTAAGGTCGTTACCGCCTAGATCCACGTCCTCGCACAGTTCAGCCACCACAGGCGGCACATCGTCGCCAATCTGCAAGGGCTCAGCGAAAACGCGGCTGGTGTTGCTGTTCACCGTCTCGGCATAGGCAGGCAGCAGCGTGGAGAGGCGCAGACGGGACAAATAGGCGTCGTCTTCCTCTGCCGGGTACTGAGGGAGCAATGCCTTGCCAGCGTTGCGCATCGCAGCAGTGCCGCCCATCAGCGGGGCGACGATAGCCCAATCCTCGCGCATGGCATCCACGGCGGGGATTGTTTGGCTCGGGTCGTTGCTGCTGCTCATGGGCGTTACATCCGTAGCGATTGGGTTGTAGTGATGCGCTTGATGATCGGGAAGCGGTGAACGACGAAGTAGCCGAAGGCATCTGCCGGGTCTTCCGTGCCGTCCTTGTTGGGCTCGCCTTGTTCGTTGTAAGCCTGCTGCTCGAGCACCTGAGTGGTGACCGGGCATTTGTCGGTATTGATCTTCAGCCGTCGCACGCCCTCGCCATTGAGGAGCATTGCGTTGACTGCCAGCACACGGTCACGAACCATCGGGTTAGCCGGGTTGACGCGAACCGTGAAACCGGCCTGCTTGAGCAGACTGTGATCTGACTCGCTGCCGTTGACGCTCTTGCGGTTCTTGCCGCTGGCGTCGGGGTAAACCGTGATCTTGTGGCCAGGGAATCGCTGCTGAAGAGCTGCAATCATGGCCGGCGTGTCGAATAGGCTTGTCAGCTCATCCAGTTGGCGAGGCTCGCCTTCACGCATGACGAAGACAGTCGCAGCCATCCGGTTGATGTTGAAGTCCATCCCGACGTGCAGATCCTCACCCGGGCGAATCGTCTCGTCTGTGTGATTCAGTCGCCGGCAGAAGTTTGGGTAAACCGATCCGCTCACAAGGTTGACGAACTGGCCGTCGATGTAGGCGTCCACCAGATTCGCCGGGTACGACTCACGCAACGACGGGATGTAGTCTTTCGGCAGGTTCTTGGCGTTCTGCCTCGTGCTGGCATGAACGATGCCGTACAGAGGGCGCTGGGCTGGATTTGCGGCCAACTCCTTGACGAACTTGCGATAGACCCAGTTGAACCCTTCCGGCGTGGTCGTCACGTCGATAGTGTTTTCTGCCCGGCCCGGCCATACGGTCGACATACGGGCAATGATCTTCTTCCAGGCGCTGTCAGCCTTCTTGATCGGCATACAGTCGATTTCGTCGACTAGCGCGTGGGCAATGTTGAAACCAACGATCCGATGCGGGTGCTCCATGCTCTTGCAGACGATGGTCGAGAGGCAGCGGCCTTTCGAGTCACGCAGATGCACGCGCTTGTTGCTCGCCACGATGTCAGCGAACAGCCCGAAGGCCTCGGCAACGCCTGGAATCGTGTCGTAGAAGATGTCAGCGATCTGCGGGTAGGTCGGCGCGAAGTAGCCCTGCGGGATGCCTGGATGCTCCAGTGCGTTGATACACAGCCGCACGCAGCCGACAAACGTCTTGCCGCTTCGATACCCACCAACGAACGCTGAAAACTTCTTGGGATGGCTGATGAACTCGAACTGCGGCTTATTCAGCTTCAGGGTCGCTTGCATCTTCCACC